CATTTCCATTTTTTCACCAATGATTTTGGTTGTGTGGCGGTCGATGCCATCTTTGGAATATTTTTCCGTTTTCATTTTTCCTTCAACGTAAACCTTTGAACCTTTTTTTAGGTATTCGCCAGCGATTTCAGCCAATTTGCCAAACAACGCCACGTTGACCCATTCGGTTACCTCTTTGGATTCGCCCGATTTATCTTTGTATTTTTCGCTGATTGCAATTGAAAAATTACAAACCGCTTTGCCGTCGGGCATGAAACGCATTTCGGGGTCTTTGCCCAAATTGCCGATGCCAATGAATTTATTTACAGCCATGATTAGCCTTCCAATTTAATGATTAATTGATTGATTTCGCCCAAAAACGCTATCGTTTCGGTTTCCATCTCTTTAATGAGATTTTCATCTCGTTCTGCACGCACAATCAACAAGCGATTGCGCTTTGGCAGTCGGGGGTCGTAAGACACAAAGTCGCACCATTGGCGACCCGTGACCCACAATTGACATTGGATTTGTTTGTAATACTCAGGCGGTATTCTGTTGTCAAACAAATAACCAAGGTGCGTTGTAGTGTTGGGACATTTCACCTCAATCAAGCCATCGTCGCCAACAAGGCGGTCTGGTGACACGCCAAGCCACGGCATTGTTGGATGCAACCAAAAGCCTGTGCGTTCAACAAAAACGTTTTTAGCCGCTTCGTATTCGATGCACGCAAATTGTTCTTGTTCAACGCCCCATTCCATAGCCGCATTTGTAAACGATTCACCCGTTGTCATTGTCAAACGTTCGGCAACCAATTTGACTTTGTATTTGTAACGCCCAACCGCTTCAGCATTGCCTTTGCCTTTGGACATCACGTCTGCCATGTTGCTGGCTGTAACGTGACCCAAGCGCGCTTGTTTCCATTCGTCTGAGCCTTGCTCAATGTCAATGTATAACTGCTTATTCATTGATGCCCGCCTCGGTTAATTCTTGTTTGCGTGCGTTTTTAGCGGCTTCCAATTGCTTCATCGTGTCTTGATTACCGCGTGCTGTCTTAACTGTGGCAAAATAAATCTCGCGTAATTGTTCAAGCGTAGGCGATGCCATAATTGCCGTAATCATTACATCAACTTCAATTGTTTCTTCTTCGGGTATGTCAACAGCCGGAATATCTTCGCCCGCATACACATATAAGCCAATTCCAAACGTTGCAATGCATTTGGCTAAACAGCGCATCATTGCATCTGAAATCTTGCGTGCGTCGGGGTTTTTTATGGCGTTGTTTTTGTTGTCCATGACAGGCAAATGCATATACATGGATTTACCCATAGCGTTTACAGTGCATGACACCATTACGGTTTCACCAAAATAACTTGGCTCATGGAAACCCCAATGTGCGGTCGGGTCTTCTTGCAATAAATAATCAACTGCCCATGCCCATGATAGGTATGACAAATTGCCTTTTTTCTCGACGTGCGGGTTGACGTTGATTTTTCGTAATTCAATAAATGTTTTCATGATTGCCCCATTTCTTGTTTTGCTAATTGTTTTGCCTTGTCTTCACAATAATCGTGAACCATGTCACAAATGATTGTGCCAATCTCCAATGCACCCATGTGGCCTCTTGTAATGGCTTCTGTTAATCGGGTTTTGTACGGTTCAAGATTTGCGTCAAATAACGCATCCATAAACATTTCGTAATTTTGGGGATTCCAATCAGTTTGCAAATGCCGTTGTGTGCGCATTTCAAATTCGTGCATGAATTCGTCTGATTCGTGTTTGCGGCTGTCAAGCCATTGGTCATATACTCTACTCATAATTACTCCGTTGTTAAACATAGCACCCATTGTGCTGAATGTATTATACACAAATTTACAATATATGACACGTGACGCTTTAAATTTAACCATCCCGTTTCCACCAAGCGTCAATACGTATTGGGGTTTTAAAGGGTCAAGGCGTTTTCTTACGTCACGCGCAACGTTGTTTAAAACGGCTGTTAATGCAGAATTTACGCGTAATGGTCATGATGGTTTTGCAAACAAAAGACTTCACATAACAATTGAGTTGTACCCGCCCGATAAACGCATACGTGACATTGACAACGTGGTCAAATCGACGCTTGACGCATTGTGTCAATGTGGCGTGTTTGACGATGATGGACAAATTGATGTGTTACACGTTGAAAGAAAAAACGTTATCAAATGGGGCGCGGCAAAAATAATTATTCAAACACTTGTGCCGTAATACATTTCCGTTTATAGTTGTGTGAAACACGGCTAGGCATGGATTGATCCCCATGTCGAAAAGCGTACTCCCCGTCTGCCGTTGTTTCTTTTTGGGAGATTTGCGGAGAGTGCAATGCACTACTATCAATTTAATGTTGGTGATTACATCAAAAACACCATTCATCTTTTGCCATTGGAAGATTTAGCATATCGACGTTTGCTTGATTTTTATTACGATTCAGAAAAGCCAATACCTACCGATATCCCGTGGGTTTCCCGTAGGTTACGTTTGGATACGGATGTTGTTCAAAACGTATTAAATGAATTTTTTGAATTAACTGCCGATGGGTACAAAAATCATCGTGCAGACCTTGAAATTGGCAGTTATCACGAATACATGGCAAAGCAAAAAGCCAATGGTAGCAAGGGTGGCAGACCAAAGAAAACCCAAACGAAACCCACCGCTAACCCAAACCAAACCCAAAATAACCTTAAACAAGAAACAACAAACATAAACCATAAAACAATTAATAAGTCACAGCGCGGCACACGCCTCGCTCAAGATTGGGTTTTGACAAAATCATTGGGTGAATGGGCACAAACGGAACGACCCGATTTAAACATCAGGCAAGTTGCCGAACAATTTAAAGATTATTGGATTGCACAAGCCGGACAAAAGGGCGTGAAACTTGATTGGTCGGCAACATGGCGCAATTGGGTGCGCAACAGCAAAGCGGCGAAACCAAATTTGTACGACGTTGCAAGGCTCACAGTGCCGATGAACAATGAGCCTGACCCTGCGCTTGAAAAGATTAAAGCAGATGAGAAAACAACCCGACCCCCAACGCAAGCCGAGCGTGAAATGCTGGCATCTTTAAAAAGGAAATCATGATGAGCAAAACATTAAAACTGGCGTATTGCGATTACATAGCCAATCTAATACATCAAACATTGATAAACAGAGACACCGAATGTTTGATTGACCAAGTTGGCATGGTGCAATTTGACCTCGGCGAATTTGGAGAATTTTGTTCCACCACAAAAACGATTGATGTATTGGATATGTTTGGCAAACAATATCGCGTCACAGTTCAAGAGTTGTAAATGCCAAGACCCAAACCACCCGAAAAACTTATTGGCAGACAAATACGAATGTCAGACAGGCAATGGATTATTTTTAACCAACTTGGCGGGGCTGAATGGTTCCGAGATTTGTTGGACAAAAAAGCACCCATGCCAAAACAGTATTACATCGCAATCATTCAACAACAGGAAACGAATCATGACAGAACAAGACATCAGCCCGTTTAAGGCACTGGATTTCATACGCGACAACGCATCAGAATACGCGCAGGCGAAAGCAAATGTAATTTACATGACTGAGTATCGGAAAACAATTAAAGCGTCTCTAATGGCCTCTAGTAGCGAAAAAACAGAGTCTGCAAAAGAAACCTTTGCGTATTCACACCCTGATTACAAATTGCATTTGCGTGGACTTGAACAAGCCGTATCCAAGTGCGAACGGTTGCGTTGGCTAATGATTGCGGCAGAAGCCAAAATTGAAGTGTGGCGTAGTTTAGAGGCATCAGCAAGAGCAGAAGGGAGAGCAACGTCATGAACAGAGAAGACATTATTTGCATGGCACGAGAAGCGGGAAAAGCCGAAGACATGGCTGAGTTTGTGTTCCATCCTGTCATTGAACGCTTTGCCACCCTTGTCGCTTCTGCCGAGCGTGAGGCGTGTGCAAAGCAATTGGATGCACTTGGTTGTGACCATTGCGCTACCGCTATCCGAGCAAGGGGAAGCAATGACTGAAATTATTTGTCTTTTGCATCGGCTTGATGTACTGGTCTGATGTGTCTGCGCAAAAACACATTGAGAAAGGTTTTGACAAGCATGACTGAACAACCAACTGTCGAAACAATTCACTTTGATGACAAAGACAGAAGTAAATTTTACAGAGCAGAGGGTGAATATAAATTTTATGTGCCTGAATTTTCTGATTGGGCTTGCTATATGTTTGGCAATAAACCTGAAACAAATTACGGGATGAAGTACATCCCAAGAAAAGGGGATGAACCTAATTGGTTTGTGCGTTGGATGATGAAGGTTTGTTTTGACTGCGTGTGGGTTAAGGAAAAGAAAAAATGAACGACCACAATAAGCGGTATTTAAATTTTTACCCTACTGTTACTGAACTAGAGATTTGCTGGTTCATTGGTCGTAAACGACATGAAATTACAAGTAAACAAGGCACTGAGCGTAAACAAGACCCTACGCAAAACGCTTTGCAAATGTCCGTTGATGGGGTAATTACTGAGTATGCAGTGGCTAAAGTTTTAAACCTAAATTTTGATTTGAATTGTGATTTTAGAAAATTTGGTGCAGACTTAACGCTATCTGATGGCAGAACCATAGATGTAAAAAGTACATACACTGCGGGCGGGAATCTTAACGCTGTGATTTGGTCTGTCGAAAAGCCATGCGACTTTTTTGTTTTAACTGAAATTCGCGCATCTCACGTTCGGATTGTCGGCGTAATTGCGCGAGACAAGTTTTTGCGACCTGAAAATCTAACAAGTGTCGGTCGTGGTGAGTTTTATTCGGTTCCACAATCTGCTTTAAAGTCATTTGATGAAAAATATTACAAAGAAACACTATGAGCAAGTCGCATCACTCGGGTGCATATTATGCAGATACCTTGACCTTGGACAAACGCCGTGTGAAATCCATCACATCCGCAGATTTGGCGGTAAACGTGACAATGCCCCTGTCATTGGTTTATGCACAGAACATCATCGCGGTAACACGGGTGTCCATGGGCTTGGGCACAAAGGCTTTGAAAAACACTACGGCATTAGCGAACACAAATTGCTTGAATTAAGCAACAAACAATCTAGTTCCTTGTTTGTCAATGATTAACGCTTGTTTACGCGGTGCGCGGGCGGGTTCATTTGGAATACTGACGTGTGTCCATCGGTCAAATTCCCGAATCACTTGGTCATACGGCAAATCGGATGCAATAATGGCACGCACCACCGCGTCAGGGGTCATGCTAGGCACGCGCAAATCAGCCGCACAACCTATGCGATGCTGTGACGTGTCTTTACTGCCTACCGCGTCGTTAACCGCTTTACTGCGGAAAGCACTGTTAACCATAATTGGCTTACCGCCAAGTAGGGTCTTGAGGTTTTCAAGGAATTCAGCCAATCTTTGAATGTTTGCCAGTTCGGTTTCATTTGGAATGTTCTCCAGTTCGCGGTGGTCGGTGTGCGTTAATTCCGCAAGCGTAAAATGTGGTGTCATTTTTTAACCCTGTCTGCAATTTTTTCCATCGTTCTGCCTCCAAAGTAAAACGACATAACCAACATACCCCATTGCCCAAGCAACTCAACGTATGCGCCACGGGTTTCAAAATCAAAAATTGAGGCGGTAGCAAAGCCGGAATAGGCAACCAATAGGAATATAAGCGTCATAGGGCGTATATTTTTGGACAGCCAACTGTCACTAGCCATATCCGCTTCAACGCGTCTGGTGACGTTTTCTTGCTCAACTTCAAACAGTTTGGTTTCGTTAGCCATGCGAGCCAACTCACCGTCTTGTACCATTTTTTGCAGTTCAAACTGCGCTTTGGCTTTAGCCTCGGGGTCAGGTATCAGTTTGTCTATTAGTTTCCCGCCCACTTGCAAGAGTGCATCTAATCCCATCATCTTTGTTCTCCTTTGGTTTCTCAGAATCGTCTTGGTTCAGTTTGATACCACTCAGGAACCCAATCATCCCGCCAATTAGGGTGCTGAACGCTGGTGAAATCATTTTGAAAATTTCCGCATTGTCCACCTCTTTTGCCCATAGCCCCAACATAAAGGCGACCACCATGCTTAACACGGAGAAACACAGGGTCAGGGTTACGCAAATTGTCACTGTGTAAACCAATTTGTCTTTGGTGTTTTGCATAATATATTTTAGGCCATGTCATACAAAGATTTGGAAACGTCTGCGGTTTTCAAACATTTCAAGTTCAATCGTATTTTGTCGTGCGTTTTTATTATATAAATCAACAACAAAATCATTTGACACACGTTCTTTTTTATTTGCCTCAACAGCAAGCGCGTATTCTTCTTGTACTTTTTTTACAGCCGCATTAAACGCAATTGTCTGCACGCCTTGTCGCTCAATAATGTACGGATACCATTTGTCTAACGTAATCATTTTTTTTCACGCTTCAGTGCCTCTTGATACCCGTGGATAATTAACGCCCTTGTTTCCGCTGAATCCGCTGTGCCCGCCCATTCTGCCAAATTATTCCAAATGATTACATAATCCGCAGAACCACATTGTTGTTTATTATTTTTTAACCACGCAATCATCTGTTGATGTCGTTCAGATGGATTGTGTATCGTATAACCTATGCCATAAAACTCACGCACGTGACAGCCATTTTTGGCTACGGCTCGCACCAGTGCCAACAGCAATAACAGGAGCAACCAACGCATCTCATCTCAAATGCGCAAGTGATGAATACACGACACCCGCCATGCCGACAAGCATAGCCCCGCAAGCCTTAATCAATATGCCTTCTAGCCGTTTAAGCCTTGCACAAAGCATTTCATAACGCAATGTGCAAATGGCTTCATGGCTATCTAATCTTGATTCAACATCATTGGACGACATCTTCCGGTGCTTTCATTTGGTCATCGGCTTGTTTTTTGATTTTTACAACCAAGTTCCAAGCACCCGTTTTTGTAGGCAAATCGCCTAACACTTGCAAAATTGCATTTGTTTCTTCAGCAGTCAAAGTTAGTGTAATGTCTTGCATTTTTGTTTCCTAAAAGATGCCGCTATTAGGGTTAGCGGTTTACCCATAAATATTATGCCAAAGGATTTGCCCAAGGCAAAGGCGGCTGAATAATTGGCGGGTTAATTTGGTTGTCAATGTTGGCTTGTATAGCCGCTTCTGTAGCGGTTTTATCAACGCCATTGGCATAGCACCAACCTAACACCTGTTCTTGCGTCAAATCAGCGTATGGCGTAAATGTGCCATCAGGTAATGGGAATGAGCAAGTTGAATAAATGGTTGCGTTATAGGTTACGGGTGTAACGCCTAAATCGCTTGTTTGAGTGCCATTGCAACGCCATCCCGCGGTAACAACTACATCTGTAAGTGTTCCTTCAGTTGGTTTGCATTGCATCCATTCAATTACCCAAGTTGTTGTAGCAGTCATGTTTATACCCCTTGTGTTTGTTGTGCCGCTATTTGGGCTTGATAAGCCGTAATAATTTCAGGTGTCCAAGCCGCATTGCAGATTGCAACGACATTAGCGGGAACTCCAGTTAGGTCTTGTGCGGGTGTGAGGCTTGAACGATGGTAGGTTTTACTTAGTTCTTTGCCGTCTTCCATAATTCGAGTTGCTTCACGATACAGAACTGTGCCGTTTTCAACTACGGTAATTTGGTCAATGACCACTTGCTTTGTTAAAGACATTTAAATTTCCTTTCAGTTGTGTCCGACCTGATAATCCAATCAGGCTAATGAACTTTTTAAAATTGATATGAAAAATATCCACGAAGATAATTACCAGAACCGCCCAAATTTGAAACAAGAAAATTGGACGGAGCAGTATTTACATTAGCATAGTATGTAAAATAAAACTGTAAGCCAGTAGCGTCATTTATCCTATGCCCAAACCACATATTTGGAAGTGATGTTCCACCATTTGTGTAAATAAGACCGGGATTACCATAATTGTAAGCACTACTCGCTAAATTTAATTGAAATGGCATATTTCTAATAAATAGAATATCTGTTGCACCAGAAGGTGAAGCAACACCTTCAAATGCATAAAAAATGGTTACTAGATTTCCAACTTTAGTGTAATAACCTAAGCCTGCTACAGGTGTTCCAGTAGTCCCGCTACCAACTAATTCAGGTGTCCAACTCCCCTCCTCATAATCATCTAGCGTATTAGCGTTTGATGATGCTGATTGAGTTGCGGGGAATGTGATACCTGTGCCTGATGATGGTGTTGATGCACCAACACCAAGACCAAAGCCATTAACAATAACGCTAGTAGAATTGTTTGGGCTAAGATGGATTTCATTTCCTGCTAGGTCAAGCCTTCTAAATGCCGCCACATTTCTGTCGTAAGCCAACAGCCTAGTGCCTGTTGATGCAGTAGTTAGAAACTCAATGCCTTCACCCGTAGTGTTACTTGCATTTATGCCGATACCTGAAGTGAATTGTGTATTACCAGTTGGTCTGCTAACAAATAACATACCCGCAGAAACACCCATATTCCCACTAGCATCTATCGTTACATAAGACGATGATGTGTTTCTTCCAAACTGATGGGTAAGTGCGGTGTACCATAAATCTTTTTGGTTTACTCCCGCCTCATCACAATTGATTTGCCCGTAACCGCCTGAATAAGTATATCCAAGCGTTAAACCTTGATTGGTGTTTGTTGACGCTTGTAATCTAACTTGCAAACTATCATCTTGAATCCGCGTCTTAAATCCTGAACCAGTAGTAGCACCTAAAAGCAGTTGCCCACTTGCATTTAGAGTCATCGTCTGAGTCCAAGTGATAAGGTCTCCTGCTAAACCAGATGCGGCAGTATACCAAGCGTGATAGCCGTCTTGCTCGTACATAGTTGCAGTGCCAGTGCCAATGTACCTATAACCAGCATTGTAGTAAGTGTTGGCGTTAATACGAGCATTTGCCACACCAGATGACCATGCCGCAAAACCAGAAGTTACTTGAAGCGCAGTAAATCCACTCCAAGCACTCGGAGTAACTCGCAAGCCTAGATTGCCTGCGCTGTCGAGGCGCATTGCGGCTAAAGCATTACCATCGCTTGCTATTGGAGAA